GTTCGGGGATGTTCTTTCGGATCTGGTTTTTGTTGACAGACAGCCACAGCGGGCCTTGGACGTAGTTCGCCTCGGTCTGCGTCGGCGCGCCGGGGAATAGCGATCGACGCAATGCGATGGGGTCGGCCACCAACGGACGGAACGCGTCGGACACGCCGTGGCCTATGACGTGAGAGGCGCGACCAAGCAGGAACGGATGTGCCATCGCCTGCCCGTACTTGGTGTAAAACACGATCTCGTCGCACCTTAGAATCGACAGGCTCCAGTCCAGCGTGACAGGCGAATCCACAGGCCAATATCCGATCCACTTGGTATCGTGCCGGTCGCAGATTTGGCGAACCTCGTCGGATGCCTCGGCGTATTGGAAATAATCCATCATGGTCAGGAACACATCGTACTTGCCCGTATCAAGCAGGGTGATGGTTTGTTTGATGCCGATTCCGGTATCCTCGATACGACCCGTCACGGCAGGGTGTATGAAGCACGGCAGGACGCGTTCGAGTTCGTAGCGCCCCCAATGGTTCACGCCAACGACTTCGATATCCCACTCGTCGGGGAACCGCGTGATCAGTTCGCGGCAGACTTTGCCGAATCCGGTGTTCCGGCACGGGGAGTCGGTGTGGATGAGGAGTTTCATGGGGATGCTCTCATGCTCGGTCGCCCGTGTTCTTACGGCTCACTTGCCCTCCGAGGATGCGATGGCTTGCTTACGAAGCATATTTGCAACGGAGCGAGTCCTGTCAACTTCATTTTTCATACCCAATAGGCGGTCATCCAACGGGTCTGAAATAGATTGAAAATTTCTCAATGCTTGTTGATGATCTTCCTCTGCCTTCAACGCCTCCACCAACTCCGCCTCACGCTTGGATTGCGCTTCGATTCGGTCGGCAAGTATCATCTCTAAAACATATCCATAGGATTCTTCATCACACTTCCGAACATGGTCGATGAGTTCAGCGTTCGTCATTTCATTGATTGGTTTCACTTCTTCGCCTCCATGATTAGCCGAATGAGCATTTGCGTTTGGTTGGTGTGGTGGGATTTGGCAAGTTCCGATAGGCGGGTAGCCACAAGGGGAGGGAAGCGGAAAGATAGTGCGGGGTTTTTGGGCTTTGCCATGACTATGACACCTCGCAATTTTTTGTGACATGTCTCATCTTTTGGACTAAATCAGGCTTGCTCAGTCCGTTTTTTGCGTATAGGTTTATCAACTTGAACAATTCCTGCTCAAAATTATTTGCAAGCGACTTTGGGTCGGTGTCGATGAATACTGATATGCTTTCGGGTTTTACTAAATATGACCCATATCTACCATTCATCATTGATTTTTCGGTGACGTTCATAATGTAATCAATTCCATCACTATAGGCTCCATTCCCCAAATACCTCCTTGCTTCGGTTATGTATCCGATTACCTCAATGTCGGTTCCCTTAATTGTTGCCTTGTATTTCTGAATTTCCACTGCGTGTCCTATATGGTTTTGGTTAATCTGAAATCAATATAACACAATCGAAAATACAAAGTCAATACATTGTATTAATTTATTTCGCATCCTCAGGAATCGGGATGTGGCAACCGACTCCATCACCCCATCCTCGCCCAATCAATTCCAACACCGTACTTCTCGATTATCCGGTTCAGTTCCTCGCCCGAGCTCACGCCGTCGATCTCCCATCCGCCGGTGACGGGCTTGACGTGGCGCATGGTCATCGCGTCGCATACAAGGGGTTCGGTGCCGTAGCGCTCTACGTGCAGTTTGCCCATCAGGACATCCAAGCCCCATCCGGATTTGGACTCGGTGAAGTACGGCGCGCAATGCGTCAGGAAGTCGCGAGAGTACACGCAGTTCAGCTCCACGAACGGCAAGCGTCCGGCTCGCTTCATCGCGGCGTATGTGTGGTGCGATCCGGACGCATGGACGGGTTGCCACCAGTGCTCAGCGATGGCTTCGGACACCGATGCCAGGTAAAGAGGTTCGTACTCCACGTCGTCGCCCATGAACGCGATGTAGTCATATTTGGCGATGGTCTTGGCGTATTTTTTGACGGCGCGTTCCATGAACTCGCCCATGCCACGGGAGAACCCGCGATACGGGATGTCGATGAATCGTACGCCGTCGATTTTCGGGCGTTCGGGTTTGCCGTCAACGGCGGTGATGATGAGCAGGCTCATGGTGATTTGTGGTTTAGTGGTTGGATGACATACCGTTCCTGCGGATACCGTTCCTCATAATGCCCCCCTCTGTCCCGTGTGTTCAGGCCGGATTCGTGCAGGCACTTGAGCGGACCCGCCGTGCCTATCCAAAACTCGCGATGCCAACGGGTCGGACCGTCAAGATACGAATGGTTCAGCGCGTTGATGTGTTCGGATGTCGCCCACCACATCCCCCCGCTGAAGTGCGGGTGATGTCCCATGAAGGTGTCCGATTGCAGGTTGCACCCGACCGCGCCTTCGTCGCCCAGGATGTCCAAGGCGTGTTCCCATCGATCGATGACGAAATACTCCATCATGCGTCGCCAGTCCTCGGTGAACGGCGTTTGGCGCGAAACGCCCTTGGTGTGGATGTAAAGCACGTACGACGGCTCGCACCTGGCGCAGTAGTCGCGTATCAGTTTGAGTGTGTCGGCTTCTTCGTTGTTGGATTTGTGGCGCACGTATTCGATTCCCGTCCACTCGATGCCCATTGGCTCGGAACCGTTCACACCCATGAACACGCGCGCGGTGTCGAGCAATCCCGCGTCCGTCAACCGATAAACCTGCTCCCACATCATCTCCACCCATCCCCCCGTCTGGTAGACGTGGTAGAACACTACGATCTTACGATTCCGATTCCGCATTTGTCCCCGTGAATGAATGTGTGTACCGCCTTATCCCTAATTTCGTTCCAATACCGGACCACGCCCGGGCATTGCGCCGATGCGATGTCGTGGAACACCTTGTACGTTGAAACCACCGCCTCGCTGTCCGCCTTCACGCCCTCGTAGCTGTGATCCCCGTCGATGAACGCAACATCGAACTCGAAACCTATTTCCGGCAAGATGCGTTTTGAATCGCCCTCGATGAAAATGGCCTCCACCCCCGCCACGCGAAGCGACTCGATACGCGCGTCGATGTCCTCGCGCCGTTGTTCGGTCCATCCGGTGTACGACAGGTTGTCGACCGCGAACGCGTACTTGGGACGCGCGAACATGCACTCAAGCCAGAACGACCCGCCGTTTCCGATGCCTACGGCGATGTACCGATCCGGCGCGGTGTCGCGAAGCCATATCAGGTAATGCGCGTACTCCTCTGGTATCTGTTGCAGTTGCAAGCCACCCGTATGCACCGTGCCGAAGTGCGCGGCGTTGTTCGATCCGGCAAGGCGTAGCCATGCGACGAGGGTGGGGTAGTCGGCGGTTCTCACGCGGTCATCAAATTCCATACGGCTCCCTTGTATCCGGCGGTTCTGAGTCTGGTTTCGATGGCGTCATAGAAATTATGCGCAAGCACCACGACGTTATCGGTCGGGTCTGCCATGAAATCGTCCATGCTGATAATCGGAACGGGCGTCCCCGGCATGAACTTACCTTGCTTGGTTTTAGTGTCATCGACCACGCACCGGAACGCGTCAGATCCGACGGCGTTGAGGAACACGGTGCCTTTGGCTGCCGCGCCGAATCCGGCCACGGTTCCGCGCATCTGCTTGAGCGCCTGCCGTTGGCCTATGATTTTAGCGCGTGTGACAGCCTGCCACCCCGCATAATCCGCCAGTTTCTCATGACCCGCAAACATCTCGGTTGCCGGATGGTGGTCGCCCTTGGATTTTTGGAACACGATGCGCATCGACCCGCCGTGTATCGCGAAGCCCTGCGCGTCGATGATCCGAAGCCCGTAATATCCGGCAACCCTGCGAAGGGGCGTCAGATTCCAATAATAGTAGTGCTCGTGGTATACCTGGTCGTACTGCCCAGACATGACGGTGTTCGCCATCCACGGAAACTCCAAGATCCAAACGCCGTTGTCATTGAGGGTATGCGCCACTGCGTCGATGAACGCAAGATAGCCCTCGGTGTGCTGGAACACGTTGGTCGATATGATCATGTCCACATGTGGCGCGACACAGGGCCATGTGCCGTGGATGAAGTTGATCGCCTTGCACTCGTTCTCATCCTTGAAATCCGCGCAGGCTTCCACGTTCCACCGTTCGCCACGGAAGTGTGTCAGCATCGTTCCGTCGTTGCCACCGATGTCCATAACCGATCGAGGATTGAAGCGCGATGCGTACTGCGCCAGGTGCGCGCAATGGTCGCGGAAGGGCGCGGACACGCCGGAACGGTAAGGGTAGCCGGTGTACAGGATTTCGGGCGGTACGGCCTCGGTCAGGTGCAGCACGTCGCCGTCACGGACGACCTTGAGCGGGTAGCGCGGTAGCGCCACGGATTGCTCCGCCGTATCCGCGTACGCGTTCGCTAAGGGTTGGTGTCCGAGGTCAAGGATGGTAGAGGGTGCGGGCATGTGGTCAGAGTAGGTGTATTTGCTCAATCATGGAAGGGGATTTGCGTTTGCCAAAAGATGCGCTTTCAGTTCATTGTGCTTTCGGACAACCTCGTCACGCTGTCGAAGGAGCATCTTCGTGTTCTTGGTCTGCCATCCGTAGTGCTTGGCGATGGCTTGGGTTACCTTTAGTTCCGAACCGAGCATATCAATGTATGTCTCCATTGACTTCATCAGGTCGAATGTGAGTTCATGTAGTGGCTTCTCGCTCATGGTTGCTCCGGTGGGGTGGGACGAGCCTTTATCTTCATTAGCAAGTATTCCAATGCTTCAATCATCTGAATGCGTGGAAGATTAAAACTTTCTTGACCCCCATCTTTAGCGTTGTCTTTAATCGTAAGGGTCACCCCCTTCGGATTTTCATCAGTTACTATGACAACTTTGTTTGAGTTATGCTTGTCTTTGATATAGTAGTTTGAGTGTGCTTCCATTCTTTCATCTCCTCGTTGTTTCAGTTGTTCGGAATTTCCGAACGGGTTACGCAATACATGCCGGATTGGGTGTTATTGCGTATTGCGTTAATAAGAAAGTTATCGGCAAGCGTAAGACGACCACTGCACAGCCATAGCATTTGCAATTCCATCAAACGTTTTGCTTCTTAATTTTGCTCTTTCTTCTTTTGGTAGCTTCCAAGCATCGGCATACCAAGTAGGCATACTTTTACCACTTGCAAACTCTGTTCTTTTTGGTGGTTCAACAATATTTGTCGGTTCTAACTTTGGTAATCCTTTTAGCCATAAGCAGGTTTTCTTTTCAAATGGGTCGCCAAATTGATAAGGGTTAATTATTTGGTCAGGTTTTCGCCATTCACTACTCATTATGCCTACTGGGTTTTCAATAGCTATAAAATCGCAATCTGCATCAGCAAACATTTTAAAGAACTTAATTGCAAATTCTCTGTCTTTATGCCTTTGTATTGCTTGTTCGCCATAGCGTTCAATATTAAACCATCTGTTCCCAGTTACAGTCAAGTAAGTGCAAGGCGGAAACGCAATTATCATATCCCATTTAAGTTTCAGCAACTCGGTTACATCGTGCTGTAAATGCCATTCTTCGTGTCCACCGCTTTGTGGTAATAAATCACAGCTAAATGCTTCGTGTCCTAATTTGCGTAATTCCTTTGTAACAGATTGGCTTTCCTCACAAGCAACAAGCACTCGGAGAACGCCAGCCGATAACACGGGTTTGGCAAAATGGCTGTTTAGTTCTTCTATCAACATTCGTTTTTAATTTTTAAGTTTTGTAATTCTATTTAGCTTCGGGTTCAGCCACTTCGCCAAGCCCGAAAACGTTAATGTCGTGTCGCCTGTCACAGCTTCCGTCCATATACATCTTAGTCGTCATGAGAGTGGGGCTTCAGCGTGGTTCATGCTTTCATTTTGGCAAAATCTTCCGATGGGCAGAACCAATCATCCTTCGTGATATGACCGATAGCCTTAATGCTTCGATTGAAGCCTTGCCCATCTTCATACTTTACGCGGATTGACTTACCCTTGATTTTATCCCAAGCATCCACGCCTGCAATTTCCATGCAACGGAAAATGAAGTGTCCCGCAAAGTCGCCTTTTTCTGTGAAATGGGTATAGCTTTTAGGCAGGTACAACGTGAATCCACCAAATCCTTGGTGACATCCATCGCCATAATCCAAATGTAGCCATGCCGTTAATAAACCCCTATCACCCGTGTCAAGTGATAGCCTATCAATGATTGCATTTTTAATTTCTTCTTTCATTCAGTGTCCTTGTTTGTGGTTTATGGTGATTCGTGGGGTTGCCCCTCACGGCACGAAATTCCCCGTCGTATGATGGTGTCCGAGTCCGGTGGTCACGACCCCGATGTGCTGGACGATGCAGTGGCGAAGCGCAAGCATGTCGTGGGAGTTCTCCATGCACCACGCCTTGATCAATAAATCGTACGGATCACGTCCGAGGTTCGCCATCAGGTAATCGGCAAGAGGCTCGCGGACGGCTTCGGGGTAGTACATGCCCTGCGTTCCGTAGAAACCGGATATCGCGTATGGAACGGTCAGGGAGTTGCCCGTGGTCAGCGGATAGCAGTGGTACAGCGCGACGATCTGTTTGCATCCGGCAAGCGCGTCGATGGTGTCGCGCGACAGGCTGGAGAACTTCACATCGTCCTCGAAGATCATCGCGTCACCCGATCCCGCAAGGCAGTTGATGTAGTTGAGCGTTGATTTCACGCGCACGTCCGCGTCGTGCGGGATTTGAGGACGAACGACGGCCTGAAGGTCGAGGCCGTCAAGGTTCCCATCGGTCGGCGAACCCTGCGACACAGTGAACGGAGCGCCGACGTGTTTATGGAACGATGCCACGGTTTCGGCGAAGTAGTTCGGTGATCGGTCGCAGGTGAGGAATAGGAAGGTCATGCACCCTCCGCCTTGGCGATAATGATAGCCTCGCTCATGTTTTTTATGAACCACCCCGAACCGCTTGGTATGCCATCGCCATCAGTAGCAGGCATATGCCGAACAAGCCCTATTTCCCTCAATTCCTTCATGGTAGATTGAAGTTCGGATTTGGTTGCCGTTAATCCATAGTCAATCTTTAGTTCGTCAATCAGGCAATCATATCCACGCCATAACTCGTACCATTGAACCATAATTTTTAACACAGAGCGTTGTAATTCACTCATATCCTTCCTTTGTTCATGTTCCATACAACGAATGTCGTAAATCTTTGTACAACTTCAAAATAAATTATCGTATGGCGCGCGGAACTTCACTCAATCCCCCACGCCATATCCCACGGGAGCAACCTGTGCCGGCAGTTGAACCCTCCACAATACACGGACGCAGGGTTCGGTCCGGTGGGGTTCTGGAGCATTTCCCAATAGTTCAGCGATTCGATGCGTCCAAGGTTCTCCAAACAGAACTCGCGGGTGATCCTGTCAACGGGTCCGGTATAGCGCATCAGCGATAGCCCCGCCGCCTGCGTCTGCACAAGGCGTATCTCTCGGTCGATGGCGGCGAGTTCCGTGTTCGCGATGGTTCCGGCGTACTGTGGCGCGACGCCGGCTTTGGCCTCAAGCGCGTCGATCAACTGCCTGCGCGTGACCATTTCTCCCGACTGCATGCGCCGGATGTACTCGCGTATCTCCTCGTCGATCTTCAGTTGCCCGCGCCCTATACCATCACCGATCGCCATCTGCATCGACGCGATCCGCGCAGGCACGTTGCCCACCATGCCGGGATTGTTCAGAACACCGCCGAACAATTCGAGCTGGGTCATGAGCCGGTTCACTGTTGACAGCCTGCGATTGACCACGGCCATGTATGCCGCGTTCAGGTCCGACGATATCACCCCCGCCATGATGTACGGCAGTTGGTACATCACGTTCGACAACACTGCCAACGACTGAGGGTTGTACCCGAACTCGTCCAAGGTCATCAGCGCGGCGAGTTCCTTGATCAGTGACCGCTTGTACCGGCGCGAGGCTTTGACCACCTGCTCGAACATCTTGTCCATCAGTATGGAATCCTGCTCCAAATAACGTAACGATTCGGCTGCGGTCATGCGCGTAGCCTCCGTCCGCTTGCACGGCTTCCGAACATCCGACCTGCGCCGGAGTTCAATCCACTGAAATCAACCGCCGAACCGTTCAGGCGCTTGATCGCCGCCACCAATGCGTCGTTCAGGTCATCGTTGGCGCCATTAGGGAAAAACAGGATGCCTTGGCGCGAATCGTTGTGTAGTTTGTCCCACAGGTGAGAACGCACCATCACCCGTCCGGATTCCGCGACAGGTGTGACCTGGCGCGTCTCGCTGATCTTGTCAAGCGATTTTGCGACCTCTATCGCGGATATGCCGTTCGCCCGAAGCGTCTGCGCCGCGCTCTTCCCTGACGCCTTGGCCTCGATGTAGTGCGTGCCCTTGCGCTCCTTCATGTACCGGATCAGGTCGGGGAACTCAAGCCAATCCCATCCGAGATCATCGATCCATATCTTGCCGTCGTACCATCCCGCTGTCACGTATGCCGATGCGCTGTTTCGTTCCTCTCGCGTGTACGCGAGATCCCAATCCGTACCATAATTCACTAATTTAGGCGGCCACCAGTCGGTCGGCGTGATCCATTTCTGCCATATGCCACCGTCGATCGGCGCGGGATGTTGCAGGATCTGTCCGGCATATCCGTACGAACCTAGGTCCGCCTTCAGTCCGTCAAGCACCGATCGGGAGAACCGATCCGGAAACATCAGACCGTCGGTGTATTTATCGCGAAGTTCACCGGGTGACACGTACGGCGTGACTTCGCCAGGTATGTTGATGTGGTGGACCGGAACTCCCTTGGATTTCATGTGCGCGGTCATATCGCGCTCTGACAGGCGCTGCATGATGATGATCCGCACGTCCACCGCGGGATCGTTCAGACGCGTCGATAACGTCCGGTCATACCATGTGTTGGCCACGTCGTTAAGCTGAGCGCTGTCGGCCTGTTTCGGGTTCACCGGATCATCGACGATGATGATGTTTCCACCTTGACCCGTAAGGGTTCCGCCAACAGATGTCGCCCGGCGCGAGCCACCCTTGTCGTTAGTGAACCGTGATTTCACGTTCTGATCGGACGACAGCGCGAACACATTCCCCCACTTGGCTTGGTACCAGTCGGATTGGATCAGCCTACGGGTGTCCACCGCATGCTCGATGGCGAGATCGCCGGAATAAGACGCGGTAAGGAATTTCAGATGCGGGTATTTGGTCCACACCCACGCGTTCAGGCAGACAGTGGTGATTTTGGATTTCAGACTCCGTGGCTGGATGTTCACCACGATGTCGTGCTGTTTGGTGCGCTTGCCCACAATGCGCTCGACTTCGGCCTGCAACACGTCACACAGGTAGTCGATATGCCAGTTCCATGTGATCTTATCCTCCGGATCAAGTACAGCCAATGCGTACCGCAGAAAATCCCTGTAATGGCGCTCGCTTCGGGTGCGTTGCACTTCGGACAGGGTGGGTAGGTTCATGGTCACACCTTGGGCGTCTCGATCTTCGCCAGGATGCCTTCAAGTTTGGTCAGGTCGTCATCGGACAGGTTCGTCAGGTCGGTGGTCACTTGTACGCCGATCGTGCGGGATTCGGATTTGTCGGTGAGGCCGAGATCGCGGGCGATGATATTCGGATTCAGTAAATCGGCGGCGGCTCCAGTGAATTTCTGTTCACGGAACAGGTCGTCCACGCGCGCTATGACTTCCGAAAACTCAGCACGGTCTTTGTATTCCTGCCATGTTTGCCGTCCTATCGAGTTGTATAGGCAGAATCCTTGAATCGTCGCGGCACGTATTTTTTTCACTTCGGCGTGAATAATTTCACCTTGGTGTTGGAACACTTTGTTCTCGATAAGGGGGTTGTCCACAATCCATTCCATGTATTCGACGGCGGCCTTCCACAACTTGTCAGGCGTCTGGAACTTACGTGGTCGTCCCATGGCTCGTTTTGCGAGGTCTAGGGTACTCATGACTTCAATCCTGAATCTTGTGAACCCGAATCCCGTGCATGGACATGTAGGTGGATTTGCGTCGGGAGAAGTGATCGGCGAGGGTATGTTTGGAAAGCCCTGTCGCTTTGGCGACGGCGCTCATCGTTTTTTCGATGCCTTTCTTGGTAGCGGATTCCCAGATGTACCCTTTCATGCGCATATGATACAAAAAATTATTACGTCTTGGC